GCGGTCAACAAGTTCAACGTCTTTGATGTTATACTCTACAAATTTCTGCCAACCTTTAGTATAAAAATCTTTAAAAGTATCAAATTCAGAGTGATCTAACTTATTTTGCCCCAATTCAACAAATGCGATATGATCTAATCGATATGATTCTTGGTTTGTATATGTAAATTTTTTATAAAGGTTAAGATAATCAAGCTGAGTAATACCACCAACATCATAAGAAATATGTTTACGTCCAGAAATAAAAACTTCATTCTCCGTCACCAATCCCCAAGGCGACATACGTTTCATTAATTTTTCACCAAGAACTCTATCCAATCTACGGATAAGATACGGAATATCATACAATTCACTATTCCACCCCGTTATAACTTCAGGAGTATGATCCATCCACCAATGAATAAAATCATTTAAAAGATCATATTCGGTAGAAAATCCGCGATACTGAACATTCTTTTGATTATTTTGAAATTCTCCCTTACCCCAGGTGCGAATTGCCTTTGTATTATAATCTTGAATAGTAATCAAAAGAATTTCTTCTGCAGAACTTTCCACATCTGGAAATCCATTTTCAGAAGCAACCTCAATATCAATTGTAGTCAGTTTGATTTTTGAAATATCAAATTTAATTTCATCTTCAGGATAATTATCAGAAATATATTGATAGATGTAACGATCATTTCCATAAATTTTAAATCCTTCTACTCCATCATACTTTTTAATAAAATCACGACAATCCCTCACAGATCCTGGTTGAATTGCTTCTACACATTCTCCAGTGAGAGTCTTGTATTTTGTTTGTTTTTTAGAAGGCACAAAAAGAGTCGGAGAAAATTTCTCACGAGTCATGAAACTTTGCCCATTTTCATAACCACGAACGAGAAATTGGTCTCCGACCATTTGAACGTTAGTATAAAAGCGTAAAGACATTACTTAGTTAATTCAAGATACTTATCAATCAAGTTAGATTTTGGATCTACAATAGTCAAAATACTATCAGAGTGAATCATCATTTCCCTTTGCTCTGTAACATCAGGCCAAGCATTCAAGTAATAATCACCACCAATTCCCTTAGATAAAGTAAATGGGTTGATTAATTTACAATCTGGCTCCCCCAATTCTGAAGGAATTTCATCAATCTCAGTAATTATAGTAGTATCAATTTTGAGAATTAGACACTTTATTATTTTGTTCGTTGATTTTTTCTTCATACATTTTCTTTATAGTTTCAAGAGGTTCTACAATAGTAACTACCCAATCTTTTGGAATAGCAATTTCATTTTCACTGGTCAATGGAATCCAAGTTGAAAAAGTAACTTGAACATCACCACCACTAGTATCTTTTTCTTCTGTGAGGAAAATTCCCTCATTATAATCAAGTTTAATCTTATGTGGATTGCTAAACAAATATCCACAGGGAGTGTCTTCTAACACCAATTCTTTGGCATCAGAAATAACAGTTTCTCCCGATTTTAGTAACGCAATTTTGATTGACATTTTAAAATCTCCTCTGCAATCCATTATAGCAAGAAAAAAGAGGGGTGTCAACCTGGGTTTTGCCAGGTTCCCCTCTGCGGCGACGATAATTGTGGGTAGCCACTAGTATTTATTAATTAACACTAGCACCAGAAGAATTATTGATTCTATTGATAATTTTCTTTTCCTTTTTCCAACCAGCTTCACCTGGAGTTGGATCATTGTTTTCTGGAGGAGAACCACATTCACAACTCATTTTTTTGCATGTGGAGCATCCACGAACTTCATATAAAAATTGAGATAAAGTTTTCATAATCACTCTCTTTTTCTTTTAAAAGCACAAACTTTTCTTTTCAATCCTGCATAGGTAATTTTTTTACCATAGCACTTTTCTACTGGTTTAGGTGCTGGAGATCCAAAGTCACCTTCCATTTCTTTCATGAATTGTTTAAAAGTTTTCATTTTTTAAACTATTTATTTTTGATCAAACTCCAGTATCACCAGGTTCATGTAAATGTTCATCTTCAGATCCCATATATTCATAATCTTCTGGTTTATCGTCACCTTCTTTTACTTTTGGTTTTTTTAATTTTACTTTTTTATTAGCAATTTCAAGAAACCTTTTATACGATTTCATAAACTTTTTTCTTCTGATGCTCTGGAATAACTCTATTTAGTTTGATGGTGAGTAATCCATTCTCAAAAGAAACATCTTTAACTTCTACATCGTCAGAAAGTGTCCAAGTGCGGGTAAATGCCCTTTTTGCTAATCCTTGATGTAGATAGGTATCTTCAGAATTTCCAGTTTTCTTTGCTTCCACAAAAAGTTTGTTCCATTCTGTGGTTACTTCAATATCTTCTTTTTTATATCCGGCAAGTGCGATTTCTAATCTGAAATCAACATCACTTTCTTTGACTAGATTGTATGGTGGATAGTTGGTATGCGATTCAAACGCAGTATCAAACCTTTTAAACCACTCATCCAATCCGATGCTATTTCTTTGAATATCAGCAAGATACTTTGCAGTTTCTGGTACTGAGAGTGTAAGCGAACTTGTTCCAAACATAATAGACCTCCTTAAAGCGTCTGTAAGTGAATAATGTCCCCGAAGGCAACATCATTATTATATATTCAAAAATACAAAAAAAGGGAGTGTGGAACTCCCTAAAAAATCATTCGGTTTCCTCAACCTTTCGTTTTGCACCAATATTATATTTGGTTTCCAAAATCCAATCCCCTTTATCTTTATAAGAAAGAACTTTGATTTGATTCAATGGAGCAATATCGGAAATTTGATCTGGATTAGCTACTGTTACCAAACCCCAATCAGCAATCAATTGAGTAATACGATTACGACGCTGAACGTCATTTACGGTTAAATTGGCGTGTTTACCATCAAGGGCAAACAACTCCTTAAAGTGAACAAGATAATATCTTCCTTGCTTGTGAAGAATATGGCATGACTGATAGAGTTTCTTTTCCTTGCGTGAAGCAACTCCGATACGAGTCAAAGTCTCACGAACCTTCAAAAAATCATCAGGTTCATTGAGAATTACCTCAACCATTTGGTTTGGTGCCCAATTCACAATAGGTTCTTTTACAACGCTCATTTTGATCCTCCAATATCAAGTTTTGATTTAATAAAATCGATCTGTTCTTTTGTTAAAATTCTCAAAGCTTGTTGTGCCTTTTCATTACTATAACCATAGTATTGTTTGACATAATCAAGATCTTTGATCGTATCTTTACGGAGCCAAGGAGAGAATCTCTTCTTAGTTCTCAGACTATTTATAAAAAAGTCATATTGGAGTTTTTTTGGAAGAAAATGATATCTATTCATTTCATTTGCATACATTAAACAATCAATATATCCAGAAAGGCATCGATTGATAATATATGGTGCATATTCCTTCTCAAGTAAAGGATATTCATCAATTAGATTCTTCTTTGTTTGATTGATCGAATTTAACCAATCTTTAAGTTCATACTTCATAATCGGGGGCATGATATTTCAAATATTCAAAGAAAGTAAGTTTCATTTCTTTATTCGTCATTCCACAATGCTCTGCCGCTTTTGGGAGATTCCATTTAGCATGATAAAGTGCCTCATTTGCTTCCTTGACATTTTCTGGAGTAGTTTTTACTCTTGTAATTCTTAGTTTATCGTAATTCATTTTTATTGAAACTGACACTCCACCATTAGTTCTGTAAGAGCAGCAAGAAGATTTATTTCCTGATCGGCAACAAATCCACCTTGATACAAATACTTAGCAATAATAAGAACGGCAGCAGGAATTGATGCTGGAGAAAGACACTCATAACAAGCATCATAAACCTTACGAAGAATTACTGAAGAATCATTATCCAAGTTGGCGACCACCCACTTACGAACTTCCGTAAAGTTTTTTTCCTTCAGATATTTAATAAGATCATTGGTTTTTATATCCGAAAACGATGCAAGAATTCCGGCATCAATTTCACCACTAGAAGAATATTTTTGACATTCGTTAAGAACTCTACGCCAATCTGGAAAGTGTTTATTAATTAACTCAATAATTACTTTGTCGTCATATCTAATGTTCTCTTTAACCAAGATTTCGCCCAATCGCTTAAAGAATTTTGATGCGATTTTTGGTCGGTCTTTATTTGTGATTGCAAATTCGACAACTGCACATCTGGAGTGGAGGGGTTCGATAATTTTGTTTTTGTAGTTGCAGGTGAAGATGAATCTGCAATTTCTACTAAATTCCTCAGTAAACGCCCGTAAGAGGAGTTGAACATCATTGGTTGTGTTGTCTGCCTCATCAATGATGATGACTTTGTGCTTAGCAGTTGACGAAAGCGAGAGGGTCGAAGCGAAGTTCTTCGCATTGTTTCTGACAGTATCGAGGAATCTACCTTCGTCGGATCCGTTAATGACATAAAAATCTACTCCTAGTTCATTGCATAGTGCTTTTGCTACTGTTGTCTTGCCACATCCAGCAGG